AACAACATGGATTTTTCCGCCCTGCCCCGCCCCGCTGTTGTCGAAGCCCTCGACTTTGAAACCGTGCTGGCCGAGCTGCGCGCCGATCTGCTGCGCCTGTACCCGGCCGCCGCCGAGGTGATCGACCTCGAAAGCGAGCCGCTTATCAAGCTGCTGAAGGTGGCCGCCTACCGCGAGCTGCTGATCCGCGCCCGCATCAACGATGCCGCCAGCGCCGTGATGCTGGGCTGGGCCGTGGGCACCGATCTGGACAACCTGGCCGCACGCTACGACCTGGCACGCCTGCCCGGTGAAGACGACGAACGCCTGCGCCAGCGCGTGCTGATGGGCTACCACGCACTGTCGGCCGCTGGAAGCCCGACCAGCTGGCGCTTGCGCGCGCTGTCGGTATCGGTGGACGTGCGCCAGGTGGACGTGTGGGCCGACCGCCCCGGCCGCGTCAAGGTGTGCCTGCTGGCCCGCGTGGCCGCGCGTGTCGAAGACGTGGACGCCCAGCAGCAAGCCATCGGCCGCGCCCTGTTTGGCGACCACCCCGAGGCCGGGGCCAATTCCATGTGCTGGCGGGTTGCGGCGCCGGGTGACGCCATCGTGGGTCAGACCGAGGCCGCGCTGCTGGCCGAAGACGTGCGCCCCCTGACGGTGGATGTGGACGTGACGGCCGCGCGCATTCTGCCGCTGGCCGTGGCCGCCACGCTGGTGCATCCGCCCGGCCCCGATGGCGCCGTGCTTGCCGCCGCTGCCGCCGAACGCGTGCGCCAGCTGGGCCTGCGTGCCGCCTTCCGCGTGGACATGACGCGCGCCGCCCTGGTGGCCGCCCTGATGGGCGAAGGCATCCGCGACGCGGTGCTGGCCACGCCCGCCGCCGACATCGCGGCCGGCGCCGGTGAAGTGCCCGTTATCACATCCATCACCGTCACACCACAGGCGCGCCATGACTGACCGCCATCACCTGCTGCCGCCCAACGCCATGCCCCTGGAGCGCGCGGCATCGTCTGCCATGGGGCCGTGGACCGTGGGCGACGCTGCCCTGTCCACCCTGCAAGACCCGGCGCGCATCCCGGCCCACCTGCTGCCCCACATGGGCCTGGCCGAAGACGTGCCCGTGTGGCCCCAGGCCGAGGCCGAGCGCCGCGCCGTCATCAAGGCCAGCCCGCGTTTGCATGCCCTGATCGGCACCCCGCGCGGCCTGCGCGAGCTGGCCCGCCTGGGCGGCGCCCGCATCGAGCGGCTGGAAATGCCGCCCGCCAAAACCTTCCTGGGCTACTGGGACGCCGAAAGCCGCGCCCAATGGCTGGCCGCCCATCCCGAGATGCGCATCTACAGCCAGCGCGACCGGGCACCCTGCGAAGGGCTGATGCTGGGCAGAGGCTTTGTGGGCGCCCAGGCCGAGCCACCGGCACGCACCAGCGCCATGGCGCGCTCTGCCATCCGCGCGGAAATCCGCTACCCCACCGGCCAGGTGCAACCGCTCACCACCCACGGCTGGACCGACCTCACCGAGGACCGCACCGCCACCGTGGACCTGGCCCGCCGCGCCGTGACCCGTGGCCAGCACCTGGGCCAGCCGCTCGCGGGCGTAATGAGCCGCGCCGATGCATCCAACCGCTACTGGCGCGTGCAGACCGTGAACTACCGCGAGCGCCTGCAGCTGCTCACGCTCAAGCAATTGGCGCCGTCGCTAGCGCCCCTGTCGCCCGATGCCGAACCCGTGGCCGAGCGCGCGCCGCGCCCACATGTGCTGTGCGCTGGCCTGCCGCTGGGCGGGTTCACCGTGCGCAGCGACAGCGCGCGGCGAATGCATGCCCGCATCCGGCTGCACGACCCGGCCGTGGCCAACGTGCCCAAGCACGGCCCCGCGTACCTGGGCTTCACCCGCCTGAGCAGCCCGCCGTTTGTGGCCCTGGCCCACGTGCGCATGCCCGCACGGCGCCAGCCCTTCGCCATGGCGGGTACTGCCATGCGCGCCGCGCTGGCCGTGGGCGATGCCCGCGAGCGCATGGCCCCCGCCCTGGACGCCATGGACTGGGCGCGGGCCGCGCACGACAAGGTGCTGATCCGCACCCGCCTGCACGCCACAGCGCGCGCGAGCCGCATTCACAAGGCCGGTGCCGTGCTGGCAGGCCAGACCATCAACCGGAGTTAAACCCATGGAAAAGAAAGTCATCTTCCGCGACCGCCAAGAACTGCAGGCAAGCGACCTCAACAACTCCCAAGAATGGGGGGACGAAGCCGAACGCCACATCGTCACGGACGCCATCACGGGCGAGCGCCAGTTCACCGGCATGACGGTTTCAGCACGCAGCGCCACCGAGCTTGAAGTGGCCGCGGGCCGCCTGTATGACGGCACCACCGGCAAGGTGTTCGCGCTGGACCCCGCCCAGGTGCACAGCGTGTTCGCCATGCTGCCGCTGCAGGACCAGAAGTGGGTGGCCGTGAGCGTGTTCGGTGCCGAGGAAGACACCGACATTCAGCCGCGCGACTTCCTGATCGACTTGCAAACCCGCGAGGTGGAGCCCGAGGCCGTGGCCATGCAGCGCCGCCGCGTGGCCACCGTGCACATTGCCCAGGGCCTGGAATCGCCCACGCCAGAGCGCCCCGAGCCGCCCACCGGCTATACGCTGATCGCCCACGTTCGCCTGTCGCCCACCGGGGTGCAAGAGGTGGTGCTGGCCGATAGCCGCCGCCTGCCCAACCTGCAGCGCGTGGACGCCCGCCTGCGCGTGGCCGAAGGCTGGATGCTGGCGGCCGAACCACGCATTGCCCACCTGATGAGCGACATCGCGGGCTTGGGCGCGGAGATGGCGAACCGCGCCACCATCGACAACCTGGTGCAGATGGCCCTGGACATGGCGAAGGTGAAAGAACGCCTGGAAATCCCCGACGACTACGTGTTCTATGGCGCTGACCACTTCCTGACCGACGACGAGAGCGACACGGCGCACGCCGACTACCTGGCAGAAGCCAACGAAGGCGCCCGGCCCGTGGTGGTGGCATCGCAGACCGGCGTGCTGTCGCTGCTCAACCCCATGGACCCCGAGGCGCGCACCAGCTCGGGCGCATTGATGCTGCCTGCCTATGACGAAGTGACGAGACTTCGCATGGAAGCGCGCGCCGGTGAACTGGCCATCAACCAATACCAATACCAAACGTTCAATGCGGTGCAGAAGACCATCAGCCGCGAGCGGGTGCGCTTCGGTGAACAGGTGACCCGCTGCACCAACTCGTCCTTCTGGCAGTCGGGGGTCTATGACCCGGTAACGGGCATCCTGCGCCGCGACGGTGAAACGTGGCAGTTGGATCCAGCGCACATGCACCTGGCCAACATCAACCACAAGTTCCTGCGGTTCACGCGCTTGTGGATCGACACCTGGGACGAAACCTATTGGGACGTGGTCAGCACCGAGAACGTGGTGCAGGGTTCCGTGCTGGCGCAAACCGTCCTCATGGCACAGACCGGCTGGCTCACCAGCGCGGAAATCTTTGTCACCACCGCCGACCCGGCGGGCGGCCTCACGGTGATGTTGACCGAAGCCGCGCTGGGCCAGCCCGATGTGACCAAGGTGCTGGCCCGCGCCACGCTCGCCCCCGGCGCCGTCACGGCGGGCTGGCTCAAGGTGCCCTTTACCGACCCTGTGCTGGTGGAGTCGGGCAAGCGCTACGCCCTGGTGCTGGTGTCGGGCGCGGGCCACCGCGTGGGTTTTTGCGAGGGCACGGAATACACCCAGGGCATCCTGATGTATGCCCAGGATGGCGCCTATTTCACGCAGGCGGCAGAGCGCGACCTGATGCTGCGCCTGAACTTCGCGCGCTTCAACTCGCCCCGCGCCGTGGTGCAGATGCAGCCGCTGCAGCTAGCGGGCGGCATCCAAGAGCTGAACATGCTGTACGACGCGGCCGTGCCCGCAGGTTGCCGCCTGGTTTGGGAATACCAGACGGGCGGCCAGTGGCGAGCCATCACGTCTGACAGCTCGCCCCAGTTCGGCGGCGCGGCCCTGGTGCCGCTGCGCGCGGTGTTCATCGGCACGCAAGACCTGATGCCTGCGTTGCGGCCGAGCACAGCGGAGGTGACGGTAAGCCGCCGCGGCAACGCATTTGTGCACATCAGCACCGAGCGCGTGCTGGGAACGCCATCGGACACCATCCGGGTTCGCCTGCTGCTGGAGGAATTCAACCCAGCGCAGGGCCACACGGTGGACTGCCGCCTGATCGTTGGCGGTGCCCTGGTGGCGGCCACATCGCACCGCGACGAGGTGGTGGACGGCCGCAGCTTCTGGCGTGAGTTCCGCTGGACGCTGGGCGCCGACACCGGGGCCTATCGCATCCGCATCGACGGCGCGGGCGTGACGGGCACCAACCCCTGGCACGTGGCCGAGCGCTACGACCTGGCGCTGTAAGCGGGGCCGACATGCCAATTCGGTTCGAGAAATACCGCATGCGGGACGGCGTGACGCCGCTGTCCCAGGACTTCTTCAACCCCATCTTTGGGGACATTGACGCGCGTATTGCCGATCTGGAAGAACGGCGCGCCGATCTGCAGGCGGTGGTCGATGAGCTGACGCAATTCGGCTTGCAGCGCATCGACACGCTGGTGGGTCCGGCCATGGCCGAAGTGACGGCCATGCTGGAGCTGCTGCGCGAGCGCCGCGACCAGCTGGAGGCGGCCATTGGCAACGTGGCCGACCTGGCCACGCGAACGCAGATGGAGCAGACCATTGGCGACGCCATCGAGGCCGAAGCACAGGCGCGCGGCGAGGCCATCACCCTGGCCGTGCAGGCAGAAGCCACCACGCGCGCTGCAGCCATCACGGCCGAAGCCGCAGCCCGCGCCGCCGCCATTGCGCTGGCCACCGCCAGGCCGAGCGCGTCCACCGTCACGTATGACGGGAACGGCCGGGTGTCCGGCATCACCGAGGCATTGCCCCAGGGCGAGCGCGCCACCGTGCTGACCTACACCGCCGCCGGACGGGTGAACACCGTGGCCGAAACGCTGGCGGGCCACACCCGCACCACCACCTACGCCTATGACGGCGCGGGCCGGGTGAGTGGCTATGCAGTCGCGGAGGCGTAAATGTCCGAAGCTCTGATCGCGCCCACCTACAGCGAAGCCTACGAGCTGCGCCGCCAGTTCCGCCAGCTCTACAGCGCCGGTGCTGCCCTGGACTACCTTTTTGCGACCGTTCCGCCCACGGGTGCGCAGCTGGAAGCCTGGCTGGCTACCGACGCCAACCTGACGGCCTTCCAGCGGCTGATTTCCACTCAGGTGGGGGCAAGCACAGTTTGCGCGGGCGGTGCCGCTGTGGCGGCCGTGGTCGGCAGCGCCACCGCCCTGGCCAGCCTGCGCGACACCGACACCGGCCGCATTGCACTGCTCAACTCCAAAACCGCCATGACGGCGCTGGTAGGCAGCGCCACGGCACCGGGGGTGCTGTTGGCCAGCGCCCCTGCCCGCGCAGCGCTCTATGACCACGAATCCGCGTGGGCGCTGTTCATCGCATCGGTCAACGGGCGGAACGCGATTTCAGCCATTGCGCAGGAGCACACAGCAAGCGGCAGCGTTGCGTTCGTGTTCCCGCCAAACATGGGGATTGGAACCCGGGCCGTGCTGGTGCAGCAGAAGGCGAGCAGCACCAGCCTGAACTCCATCGCAGGCGCCAGCGTGGATACCTACACCACCAACAGCGTGACCTACATCGACCGGAACGTGCGTGTGTCCGGCCTATGCCACCGATGCGGCGGGGCCGGTGTCAATTCGACCATCCGATACGTGGTCATGCAGTAAGGCCGGAATATGAAAACCAAACTCATCATCGTGGACGGCGCCATCATCGGCACCACCACCCCCGACGATCCAAACGGCTACCACCTGGTGGACGCGCCCGAGGGCTTCGACGGCGACCTGGCCAGCGTGGAATACGACGCCGAAGCGGGTGTGGCGCACTTGGTGCTGGCGGGCGTGCAGGCGCGCCGCATCGCCGCCATCAAGGCCGAGGCCGCCGCGCACCTGGCCCGCACTGACTGGAAGCTGGACCGCGCCCGAGAACGCGAGAAAGCAGGCTGGGCGCAGCTGGCGGACCTGGCCGCCGTGCTGGCCGAGCGCGAGGCCGTGCGCCGCAGTAGCGACGCCGCCGAAGCGGCCGTGCTGGCCCTCACCGATGCGGCGGCCGTGCTGGCGTTCACCTGGGCGCCTGACGCGGTGCCCGTGCCCGCGCCGCGCCTGCTGACGCACGAGCAGTTCATCCGGCGGTTCACGCCAGCCGAGTGGGAGGCCATGACGGCCGCAGCACGCGCCAGCACCGCCATGGATGCCTGGATGCGCCGTTTCACGCTGGCCACTGTCGTGAGCCTGGACGATCCGGCCACGGCCGCCGGTGTGCAGGCGCTGGAGCTGGCGGGCATCCTGGCCGCCGGACGCGCCGACGAAATCCTGGGCGCCGTGCCATCGGAGGCCGCCGCATGAAAGCCTGGCTGCTGAACCTGGCCATTGCCGTGGACCAGCTGGGCAACGTGCTGCTGGCGGGTGCGCCCGACGAAACCCTATCGAGCCGCGCGCACCGCATGCGCGCCAAGGGGCAGCGCTGGTGGGGGTGGACCGCCGCCGCCATCGACGCGCTGTTCTTCTTCGACCCGAACCACTGCGCCCGCGCCTACGAATCCGAAAAGCGGCGCCTGCAGCAACCCCGCGACCTTCGCAACTGACCCAACCATCCTCAGGAGAACCCAATGGCTACCCAAGCAAACTATCACCACGGCGTGCGCGTTGTCGAAATCAACGAAGGCCAGCGCAATATCCGCATCATTTCCACGGCCGTGCTGGGCCTGATCTGCACCGCCAGCGACGCCGACGCGACCGCCTTCCCGCTCAACACGCCCGTGCTTGTCACGAAGGTGGACGCCGCCATTGCCAAGGCCGGCACCCTGGGCACCCTGGCCGGCGCGCTGACCGCCATCCGCGACCAAGCCCGCCCCATCGTGGTGGTGGTGCGCGTGGCCGATGGCGAAGGCGCCGACGCCGCCGCCAAGCTGACCGACCAAAACGGGAAAGTGATCGGCACGGCCGTGGGCTCGCAGTACACCGGCATGCAGGCCCTGTTGGCCACCAAGGCCAAGCTGGGCGTGCAGCCCCGCGTGCTGGGCGCGCCGGGCCTGGACACCCAGGCTGTGACCACCGCCCTGGTGGCCGTGGCGCAGAAGCTGCGCGCGTTCGTGTACGCCGAAGGCCACGGCGCGGAAGTGTCCGAGGTGATGGACTACCGCCAGAACTTCGACGCCCGCGAGTTGATGATGATCTGGCCGCGCGTGAAGGTGGCCACGCCTGGCACGGGCGTGGTGGTGGACGCATCGCCCGTGGCCTATGCCATGGGCCTGCGCGCCAAGATCGACGCCGAGCAGGGCTGGCACAAGACGCTTTCCAACGTGCCCATGAATGGCGTGCTGGGCATCGACAAGGATGTGTTTTGGGACTTGCAGAACCCCGACACCGATGCGGGCCTGCTCAACGCTGCCGGCATCACCACGCTGATCCGCAATCAGGGGTTCCGCTTCTGGGGTTCGCGCACCTGCGCCACCGACGAGCTGTTCGCCTTCGAGAGCGCCACGCGCACCGCGCAAATCCTGGCCGACACCATGGCCGAGGGCCACTTCTGGGCGGTGGACAAGCCGCTGCACCCCAGCCTGGTGAAAGACATTCTGGAAGGCATCAACGCCAAGTTCCGCGAGCTGAAAAACCTGGGCTACATCCTCGACGGCCGCGCCTGGTACGACGAGGAGGTGAACGTGTCGGCCACGCTCAAGAACGGCAAGTTGACCTTGGATTACGACTACACGCCCGTGCCGCCGCTGGAAGACCTCACGTTCCAGCAGCGCATCACGGACCGCTACTACGCCGACTTCGCGCTGCGCGTGGGCACCGGCGAATAAGGCCACGCCAACCCGACCGATTGACCACAGGAGAACACCATGGGACTGCCCCGCAAGATCAAGAACTTCGCCACCTTCGTGGACGGCAATAACTACGTGGGCGAAATGCCCGAAGTCAGCCTGCCCAAGCTGGCCCGCAAGATGGAGGATTACCGCAGCGGCGGCATGAATGCCCCCGTGAAGGCCGACTTCGGCATGGAGGGCATGGAAGCCGAGCTGACGGCCGCCGGCTACATGAAAGAGCTGTTCACCAGCTGGGGCACGCTGCGCCACGATGGCGTGATGATCCGCTTTGCTGGCGCGCTGCAGGGCGACGACAGCGAAAGCGTGGACGCCATGGAAGTGGTGATGCGCGGCCGGCTCCAAGAAATCGACCCTGGCAGCGCCAAGGCCGGCGAAGCCACCGCCATCAAATACAAGGCCGCCCTCAGCTATTACAAGCTGACGATCAACGGTGAAACGCTGATCGAAATCGACGCGGTAAACATGGTCGAAATGGTCAACGGCGTGGACCGCCTGGCCGAGGTGCGCGCCGCCCTGGGAGTTTGACCGACAGCAACAACGTAGCGGCCCCGCGCGGGCCGTGCCCCCTACCCATCCCCCCTATTCCTGATCGATAGCCATGAACACCCAACCCGAAAACACCAATGCCGCCGCCGCGGCCCCCGCTGTCGCCATTGCAGCTCCAGGCATCCCCGTGGGCATCCCATTGGACACGCCCATTCAGCGCGGCGGCCAGACCATCACCCACGTGCAGGTGCGCAAGCCCAACGCGGGCGCCTTACGCGGCCTGTCGCTGGTGGAAGTGCTGCAGATGAACGTGACGGCCCTGCAAACCCTGCTGCCCCGTGTGACCGAACCGCCCCTGCTGAAACAGGAAGTGGCCGCCCTGGACCCCGCCGACCTGGTGAGCCTGGGAACGGAGGTGGTGGGTTTTTTGGTGCCGAAGGCGCAGCGGGAGGCGTTCCAGCCCGGGTAGAGGACGCCATGGCCGACCTGGCCATGGTGTTCCATTGGCGGCCCGCCGACATGGACCCCATGAGCGTGGCCGATCTGATGGAGTGGCGCGAACGGGCGCGCGAACGCCACGAGCGCCAGGAATAGCGCCTACACCCACGCGCCCCTGGATGTGCAAGAATGAATCATGATCTTTACCGCCCTTGCGTACCTGCTGATCGCTGCCCTGGCCATTGCGGCCCTGGCCGTGTTCATGCTGCCCGTGTACGTCTGGACCCTGGCGCGCGACCGCGCGGCCGATGCCGACATGGCCGAGGCCCGGCGCATCCTGGGCAAAGACTTCCCCGCCTGATCCATTGCGCTGGCGGCCGTGGGGGCCGCCATGGCTGACAACCTGCGTCTGCGCGTTGTCCTCGACTTCGTGGACCGCGCCCTGGGGCCGCTCAAGCGCGTGAGCGACGGGAGCCGCGATGCCGCCCGCGCGCTCAAGGCCGCCAAGGAAAGCCTCAAGGCACTGAACGCCCAGCAAGCCCAGGTGGGCGAGTTCCGCACGCTCAAGGGCGAGCTGCAGGACACGGCGGCCAAGCTCGCCCAGGCGCGGGGCCGGGTGGGCGAACTGGCGCGCGTGTACGGCCAGACGGCCGAGCCCACGCGGGCCATGACGCGGGAGCTTGAGAGGGCCAAGCGAGAGGCGGCAGCGCTGGGAAACCAGCACGATGCCCAGCAGGGGAAGCTGCAGCAGCTGCGCGCCAAGTTGTCGGCCGCAGGCATCAGCACGCGCGACCTGGCCAACCACTCGCAACGCCTGCGCACCGACATTGCGGCGGCCAATTCCACCATCGAGCAGCAAACGGCCAAACTCAGGGCCAACGGCGAGCAGCAGCGCAAGCTGGCCGAGCTGCGCAAGCGCCACGGCAATGAAATGATGCAGACCGGCATGATTGCCGCCGGTAGTGCAGCCCTGATGGCCGGGGGCAACAAGATGGCGGGGCCGCTGCGCTCTGTGGCGGGCGCGTTCATGCCTGCCGAGGTGTCGGAAACCCAGCTGCGCGCGTCCATGATGGGCAAGGCAGGCGAGGTGGGGCCGGAGTTCCAGCAGATTCTGGCGCTGGCCACGCGCCTGGGTGACAAGCTGCCGGGCACTACGGCCGAGTTCATCGACATGATGACCATGCTGCGCCGCCAGGGCATGGCTTCGCAAGCCATCCTGGGCGGTCTGGGCGAGTCGGCCGCGTACCTGGGCATTCAGCTGCGCATGCCGGTGACGGCTGCGGCCGAGTTCGCGGCCAAGATGCAGGACGCCACGCAGACGGCAGAGGGCGACATGATGGGCCTGATGGACGTGATCCAGCGCGCCTTCTACCTGGGCGTGGACCCGACCAATATGCTGCAGGGCTTCACCAAGATGAGTTCGGTGATGCCCTTCCTGGGAGAGAAGGGCCTCAAGGCCAGCAACATGCTGGCGCCGCTGCTGGTGATGATGGACCAGACCGGCATGGCCGGGGAATCCGCGGGCAACGCCATCCGCAAGGTGGTGCAGCTGTCGCTGGATGCCGAGAAGCTGGCCAAGACCAACAAGATGCTGGCGGGCGAAGGCATCGAGCTGAACTTCGCCACCAAGGGCGGCAAGTTCGCGGGCCTGGACAACCTGTTCGCGCAGCTGGACAAGCTCAAGAGCGTGGACAGCGACGTGAAGCGCATCGCCGCCTTGAAGAAGCTCTACGGCGACGACGCGGAAACGCATCAGGTCATCAATACCCTGATGGAAAAAGGCCTGGACGGCTACCGCGAGGTGGCGGCCAAGATGGAAGCCCAGGCCGATCTGCGCAAGCGCGTGGACTCCCAGCTCAAGACCCTGAGCGCTTCGGTAGAGGCCGCCCAGGGCAGCTTCACCAACATGCTCAAGGACATGGGCGCCACCATTGCGCCCGACCTGGTGCTGATCGTGGGCAAGTTAGGCGAGCTGGCCAACGCCGTGGGCGCATGGACGCGCGAGAACCAAGCGGTTGTGAAATGGGCGCTGCGCGTGGTGGCTGTGCTGGCCATTGGTGCCACCGCGCTGGGGGCCATCGGCCTGGCTTACGCATCAGTGATGGGGCCGATGCTTCTGATGCGCTTGGGCCTGGCCCGGCTGGCCTTCCTGTTGCCGGGTGTCGGCAAGGCCGCCAGCTTGCTGGTGTCGGGCCTGGGATTCCTGCTGGGCGCATTGCGCGCCATGGCTCTGTTCCTGCTGGCCAACCCCATCGTGCTGGTGATCGCGGCCATTGCGGCGGCGGCCTTCCTGATCTGGCGCAACTGGGACACCGTGAAAGGCTTCTTGCTGGCCATCTGGGCGCAGCTGGCGGGCGCGGCTTCGGCCCTATGGGCCAGCGCCACCGCAGGCGCCGCCGCCCTGTGGCAAACGCTGGTGAGCCTGAAAGACCGGTTCATGACAGCGGGCGCGGACCTGATGCAAGGCCTGGTGAACGGCATCACCAGCCGCGTGCAAGCCGTGCGCGACGCCATCGTGGGCGTGGCCGATGCCGTGGGCGGCTGGTTCCGCGAGAAGCTGGGCATTGCATCGCCGTCCAAGGTGTTCATGCAGTACGGCGGCTGGATCAGCGAGGGCGCAGCCCTGGGCATCGCGGGCGGCCAGGGCGCCGTGCGCACCGCAGCGCTGGCCATGGCCACGGCGGCCACCGCCACCATGCCGATGGCGGCCGATGCCGCTGCCTTGCGCATCGACAGCCGCGCGCCGCTGATGGCACACGGCGCGGGCATGGGCGCCCCCATGGGCGGCGGGACCACCATCAGCATTACCGTGAACGCGGCGCCAGGCATGGACGAAAAGGCCCTCGCGCGTGCGGTGGCGGCCGAGGTGCGACGACTGCAACAGGCCGACCGCTCGCGGGTGAATTCTCAGTACAGCGACATTGACGGGTAGGAGCACCACACATGCTGTTTTCTTTGGGGCAGTTCACCTTCGGGCTGCAGACCTTGCCCACCGACCAGCTGCGCCGCCAGACGGCCTGGCGCCACCCCAGCAACTCGCGCGTGGGGGCCAGGCCCGCCCGCCAGTTCGTGGGCCTGGGTGATGACACCATCAACCTGTCGGGCGTACTGGCTCCTGAGTTCGCGGGCTCCATGCGTTCGCTGGAAGCGCTGCGCAAGATGGCCGACAGCGGCAAGGCCTGGGCGCTGGTGTCGGGCGCGGGCGAAGTGTTCGGCGCCTGGACCATCGAGAACTTGACCGAAACCCGCTCTGTGCTGATCGACAACGGCGCCGCGCGCCGGATCGAGTTCGACCTGCAGTTGGCGGCCGTGGATGACCAGCGGGCCGAGCCATCGGGCGGGGTGGACCCCTGGCCGGTGGATGACTACTGGGAGTGGTGGCTGTGATTGTTGTTCCTGACTACCATCAGACCAGCCAGCTGCACCGCGCGCCCACGTTCACGCTGGTGGTGGACGGGCGGGACATTTCCAAAAAGGTGGAGGCGCGCCTGGTGTCGCTCACCCTCACCGAAGCCCGAGGCGGCGAAGCCGACCAGCTGGACCTGGTGATTGACGACAGCGACGGCTGCATGGGCATACCTGCGAAGGGGGCAGAGCTGGCCCTGGCGCTGGGCTGGGAAGGCAGCGGCATGCAGGACAAAGGCACGTTCGACGTGGACGAGGTGGAGCACAGCGGCGCGCCCGACACCATCAGCATTCGCGCCCGATCTGCCGAGATGCGGCGCGAGCTGCGCACCCGCGCGGAGCGCAGCTACCACGGCAAGAAGCTGGGCGAAATCGTGGGCGACATTGCAAAGCGCAACGGCCTGCAGGTGCGCATTGACGACAGCCTGGCAAACACGCCGGTGGAACACATCGACCAGACGCGCGAGAGTGACCTGCACTTCCTCACCCGCCTGGCCAAGAAGCACGACGCGGTGGCCACGGTGAAGAAAGGCCGCCTGGTGTTCAAGCCCATCGGCAGCACCAAGGCCGCCAACGGCGAAGACCTCGAAACCATCACCATCACCCGCGCCGATGGCGACCAGCACCGCTACCACAGCGCCGACCGCAACGCCTACAGCGGGGTGCGCGCGTACTGGCATGACCCGAACGCAGCCGAGAAAAAGAGCGTGCTGGTAGGCGAGCAAGAAAACGAAAAGCGACTGAAAGACACCTACGGCAGCGAGGCCGACGCGATGGCCGCCGCGCGGGCAGAGCGCGGGCGCATCGAGCGCGGCAAAGCCACCATGGAGCTGACACTGGCGCTCGGCCGGCCCGAACTAATGCCGCAGACGCCAGTGGTTCTACGGGGTTTCAAGGATGTGGTTGATGCCACTCCCTGGCTTGTAGTGAAGCTGACCCACACCTTGGGCGAAAGCGGATTGACTACGCGCATTGAGTTAGAGACCATGTCTGTTTCGTAGCAAACCGAAACAATGCAATGAGGGACGCTCTCAACATGGAAGAAACAACCCACCTTTTTCGTTCCCCCATCATTCTCACGGGTCTTAGTCTGATTGAGGAAACACTTACTTCCGGCTCACAACCCCTCATAGCGACAAAACCAATATTTAACTTGTTGGCTATAGCCATTCGTGAACTGCAGACCGTGAAAGAATCAGACGGTGAAGCATTTCCACACGCAGCTTTGAATTTCAGCAACGAACTTGAAAATACACTCAAAAATGTAGAACCAAAAAAATTCACTGATGTCGCCGGACTTCGATTGCTTTCAATTCTCTACTATTTCCTGTTGGAAAGAGAGTTTCAACTTAAAATTCAATCCAATGCAGCAAGAGAGATTCAAAGAAATCTGGATAAATTGCAGAATGGAGAGCGTGAATCGTTGATTCGAATATACCAATGCGTTGGCGCAGATATAATTAGATATTACCTAAATCATTCTGACTTTCGCACCATTCGAGAAATTCTGGAGTTGAATGCAACCGCAAAAAAGGAAAGAGAAGAATGGAATGAAAATTTCAACAAGCAAACCGAAGCAATCGAAGAGAACCGAAAATACCTAGAAAACATGCGCATAAACTCTGGATTTGTCGCGCTGAAGTTCGGCTTTCAGAGGCTTCTGGACAGCAAGTCAAAGGACGCGGAAAAATCCTTGCAATATCTTATCCTATTTGGCGCAGCATTATTGGTTGTCCCCTGTCTTGAGTTTTTATATTTCATGAGCAAGGGGTTTAAATTTACCGAAGCCGCTCCACTTGTCGCAATTATCCTTCCAGCACTAACCATTCAAATAATACTAATATATTTTTTTAGAATTGTTCTCATAACACACAAATCATTGAGAGCCCAACAACTACAAATTGACCTTCGAGTGGCAATTTGTCAATTTTTCGAAAGTTATGCCGAGTTTGTTTCTAAAAACGACAATCTACAAAAAAGCATTTCAAAGTTCGAAAGTATGATGTTCAGCGGCATTGTTGCGACAGAATCTGCAATTCCATCAGTATTCGACGGAACAGAACAGATCGTTAAATTAGTTGATGCTTTGAAAAAAACGACATGAAAGACGAGTCAATTTCATCTCCAAATAATATTTGGACAACAGCAAATAATCATCAGCCCACGTAATTCAGTCTGTTTTATCACGTACCCACGCCGGTTCCCCAGCGATAATCGTGCAAGCCATTTGGATGTCAAGTGCCATTTTGGCTACCGCACCGATGGAATATGCCTTGCCTTCATACCAGCAAGCTGGCTGCCTATCTTGTACAGCATGCAGCAAGAGTGCAATGCCTACCGCGCCCAAAAAAAAGCCAGCAGCAACGTGCCATGCCGAGGGCCAATGCTGTTGTAGTTTTGGATATTGTTCACGGCATTGCCCGCGACCACTTGCCCTGCATTTCCACCCACTGACACCTTCCCTTGCACATGCCCCCCTGCTCAGTTGAGTTGGATATTATTAATAAATCCTTACAAAGGAAATATGTAGATCAGTGCGGTGGGTATCCTGATTTACGCCACTCCCAAGGTGGCACCGGATGGGCGTTTTGCCATAAACCGATACCCGCAGCGCGTGCTTTCGTTTGGACGGCGAAAAGCCCGGCATCCTGAGTAGGGTCTGCATAGCGTTTATAGACCCACGCCATGCCACTTGAAACCATGGCTGCGCCGGTATCCGTGCCATCGCACGCCACATCGGCTACCACGCGACCATAGCGATCACGTGTTCTAGGCCGCACCTCTGCACGCTTGTTGAAACAGAGGACTGAGAGGTACTGCCGGCTCGCGGAACCGAATGGCTGACGTCTCTCAGGGGCATCAATCGCGGCCAGCCGCACGGTCAACTGCTGGTAGGCGCCGGGCTCGCCGCACCTGGCTTTGATGGTGTCGCCATCGGCGATGCCGATGACTAGGCACATCAGTGCGATCGAAATCAAAAGCGCGGGAGTCAGAAAAAATGCATGTGAGCTTGCTGCCACCAGGCTGGTCGGACCGCATGATCCTTGTGGCCTTCAGCAAGAGCCTGCTCCCATTCGCACTTGGACACCAACGTTTTCAGGTTGGGAGGTTCGCGCAGATCAATCGAGCCGCGCACTCGCTCCCATACACCCAACTGCTCCTCCGTGACGTGACGGACAGGAAGTCCCTGGATATCCGCGGCCAGTTGAATAGCTTGCTCTGCTAGCTCTTTATGGCATTGGCGCTTGTCGCCATATCCATAGACCAAAGCAAGCAAGCCGGTGAAGGCGATGAAACCGCCTACAAGCGGGAGATTGTCGGGCAACGTTTTTCCAGCAACAGCAACCCCGCCACCCACTGCTGCAGCCTGGGTGAGCTTGTCCATCACATCAAAGAAACGTTGGCGCTTTCGATGATAGCGGTAGGTGATGCCAGCCCAGTTGAGCATTTCACACCTGCGCGCCCAAACCGCCTGAAACGCTTCGTCAGAGAGGTGTTCGTTCGTGGCTGGGATGCTGCTCATTAGGCGGATTGTGGTTCATCTCGATTCAAGGGGCAACGAATTGCTCTAGCGATCAGAGCTTTTGGGGCGTGGAGGTGTTGGGCTGGCAGGAGGCGGCGCGGCATTGCGGGTAACGATTAACCCAAGAGAATCCTCGTCACTTGTCGGGAACTGAATATGTCTACCGCGAGAGAACCGGATGTCGGTGCACTCAGCAAAGCCTATTTCCGTCGATTCATCATCCGCTAGATCTTGCTTCAAAGAGCATCTCTTTTGATCATTCATAGGTCAGCTCTCATTTTCGGGACGGCGCCGGCGGCGGCGGCGGTGGGGCCACATTACGTGTGACGATGGGACCTCCGGGATCCCTGTTGCTCTTGATCACGCTGCCGTTGTTGGTCTTCGACGGGGTCTGCGTTGGTCCGGGACGAGCCGGGGCTGATGGCTTTCTTTGGTCGCTCATGAATGCCTCGGCGGCGGCTATTTGCGTGACGGGGCTGGTGGGGCAGGAGGTGGCGACGTATTGCGACTCACCTCAGAGTGATCGCGAAAATCGCCACCGAAACCGGGTGGCGGTGGCGGTGGCGGTGGCGGTGGCGGTGGCGGTGGCGGTGGCGGTGGCGGTGGCGGTGTATGTATAGGCTTATCTGACATAGTCTCCCTCCTATAAACCTCGGGTTAGTTCTTAGCTCGCTTGGTGCCAACATTGAACGTCATGGGGGAAGTGACGTTTTGATCACCGTTCACTTGCTGGCCCACGTCGCCGCCAATGGTGACGGAATGTCCGCCCCCAACCGGCGCCTGCCCAACTTCTTGCAAGTAGCCGCGCAAGACGGGGCTACCGTTGCGCCAGCGTGTCAGCAGAGTTGATTCCGCCTCCGAGAGCACGCCCGCGGACTCGCTCCCGCGCTTCCCGGTGACGATGTACAGCACGTCTGCACCGGCATTGGCAACGCCGGCCAAAAACGAAACATCGGGGAAGCGCTCGCCCTTCTCATAGTTGATGACCGCACGTTTGAGCACACCCCCGGCTGTGCCAAAGGCTTCCTGCGTCAAACCCAGGCGCTCACGCTCTTCGCGCAATCTTAAAAAAATGCTCATTTAGACACAAATTCATTGACAAGCGTCCAAATGGACACCACAATGCGTTTACGTTGTAACCAATCCACTCCAGATAGTACATGGACACCACCAATTCACCGCATGACAAATGCGCAGCAAAGCCACGCACAGTGATGACGGCGGCGTTACAGAGCCAGCACAGCATGGTTTGCTTCTCCATACGCCCGGGCCAAGCCGTTGTACCCGCTGATCTGAATGCCTTTGTCGAACTGTGCGCCGTGTTGTCGCAAGGCTTCCTAGAGTTGGTGCACAAGCATCTGCCCGGGGCCGAAATTGACATGGAAGTGGCCGAGGGCGCCACGCTGGTGCGTGTGGCCTCGGAGGTATTTCGCCGTGCAGAGGCTATGCGCTCAAGTCCATCGAGGGCCTCTGACCCATCGCGGCAAGTGCCTGTTGCCTGTCCTCCAGCACCTGCTGGTGAATGCGCTGGGCAGCCTGCAGAAGCGCTTGGTACACATCGGGCAGGTCTTTCTCGATAGCCATGTCGATGCGTTCGCTTCTGCTGGCCGCCAGCTTGGCACCCACCAAGGCGGCCGTGGCTTGAAACACCGGCCAGTTCACTTCTTCCATGGTTTGCTCCTCTGTGGTTTGACTATGTACACATCCCTCGCAACCCCGACAGCATCCGGCCAACCCAGCCAAGGTCCTGCACTGGCGCCCGACCGGCTGGTGCATGACAAGCCCATCGCCCTGCGCATGACGCAGGCAGAGCGTGATGAGGCCTTTCAGCTGGCGGGCGAAGAAAGCCGCAGCGCCAGCAGCTTTGCTCTGCACGCCTACCGGCTGGGCGTGGCCGAACACAAGCGCCGTCGCGCAGCCTTGGCTGCCAATTCCTGACGCGTAGCGCACCGTGCCTGGCATCCACGTTTTAAAGCGGTTGCGCCTTGTGGCCATTGTCTTGGCCATGCCGCTGCCATGCGCGCAGCCAAGTGCTGTTTGTGCGCACTACTTCACAGCCAATGCGGCAAATGAGGACGACACCCTATGCGCATGATGTGCCCCCACTGCAAACAGAACGCCTACACGCGCCACAGTGGCCAGCTGACCAGCACCAGCCGCGAGACGATCTTCCATTGCCGCAACTATGAGTGCGGGCACGTGTTCAGTGCCGTGACGGAAATCAACCGCACGATTTCCCCCAGCGCGACGCCCGACCCCTCGGTGGTGCTGCCCATGTCGTCCCACATCAAGCGCGCTTTGCTGCAGCAGCAGTTGCAGTCCATGCCATCGGCTGACTACCAGCCTCGCCATGGCGGCTTTGTGACGGGCGACCTTTTCGCCGCGATGCCCGCCGCCGGGTAGCGCCCTCCCCCTCTCCCCTTTTTTCTCTCGCCTGACGGTGCCCCTTTTTGGGGCCTCGCGGGGATTCGTTCGCCTTGTGTTTTTGGAGTTGCCATGCGTTTGATTGCTTTCCGCGTAACCCTGCTGGCATGCGCCTTGGCCGCGCCAGGCCTTGCCCTGGGTGCAGCCCCCTTGCTTTGGCTGGCGGGTGCCCTGGCGATAGTGGGCCTGGCGGCCAGGGTGGCCGCGCTTGCGGGGGTGGTCCCATGAGCTGCTTTCGCGTGACGCACATTGATGTGCACCACCACCGCCGGCGCATGCGCGTGCAGGCGATGAACCGCGCCGGGGCCGTGGCCTGGGTTGAGCAGCTATACGGCGACGCCTGGTACATCGCGGCCGTCCGAGAGGTGGAGGACCGCTGAGCATGTCCGAGGCAACGTGCCCCGAGCCGCTGCATTCGCCCATCGCGCGAGTGCACTACGCGCGCTTGTTCGGGGTGGGCAATGGATCCCTGCGCGACGAGTTCGTGCAGATGGCCAGCCAGAAGCGCTGGTCGGATGCCGAGTCCCGCGAGTGGGGACGCATGGCCGAGACGCACCGCATGGCGCTGATGCTGCTGGCCGGCGTGGATGGCGACCTGGGGGCACTGGCCCAGCGCCACTGGCGCGAGCTGCCTGAGCCCGAGCGCGTGGCCTTGAAGGCCGAGGCCCGGTTCGCGCGGCGTGAGTTCAGCCGCTTGCATGCGCTGACGGGGCGGTGGTGATGGGCAAGCGCAATCAGTTCCAAGACTGGGGGACAGTCGAGCGGTGGCAGGCCAACACACTCGCCGCCCAGCTGACCGCCACCCTGCCCCCGCAATGGGCCGAGGGGGTGGCCGAGCTGCGACGCTCGCCACCCGACACGCCAGCATGGCAACGCAACAGCGCTTGGCTGAAGCGCCTGCAAGAGTTCAAGGCCGAGCACGGCGACGCGCTGCACTGGAGCATGAGCGACGCCGATATTTGCGAGCGCGCGCAGGCGGTGGCCGAAGGTGTGGCGCGCTTGATGGACCTGTGGCACGAACCGACCACGGATGCCGCGCCCGCGTCGGTTGCAGACCTGACGCACAAGCCGCTGACTGAAGCCGAGCAAGTAGCGCTGGTGTGCACTTCATGCAAGCTGCTGGATGTGGACTCGCCCGAGGCCGACACACCCAAGGGGGTGATCGGCAAGGGCCAGGACGTGGCCTTTTGGCGCAAGCGCCTGCGCCAGAAGGTGGCACGGGTACGCGAGCTGGGGGCCATCAAGCTGGGCGTGGTGAACCACCAGAAGGGTGGCTATTGCAGCAACGCGGCGGTGGAGAACCGCCAGCAGCAGCTGGCCCGCGCGGCCGCCATGATGGAACACACCCTGGTACGCAATGAAGCCGGCCAGGTGTACCGCCTGGGCGAGCTGGCCAAGCTGGGCGTGTCCGACCGCGACGTGCGGCGGGGCGAGCTGATGGTGCGCATTCGCGGCTGCGAGGAATATGCCGACGCGGCTGGCCATGTGGGCCTGTTCTTCACGCAAACGCTGCCCAGCAGGTTCCACGCCATGCTGGCGCCGCCCAAGGGCACGCGCCTGCCGTCGCGCAAGAACCCGAAATATGACGGATCAAGCCCGCGCGAGGGGCAGGCGTGGTTGCGCAAGCGGTGGGCTGATGCGCGCACGGCGTTGGACGAAGCGGGTATTCGGTTCTACGGATTCCGCGTGGCCGAGCCGCACCACGATGGGTGCCCGCACTGGCATTCGTTGTTCTGGTTTCAGACCCACGCGGACGCAAAGCGGGCGGCGGCCATCATCAAGCAGCACTGGCTGAAGCCGGAGGAATGGGAGTTCCCCGATGTGAAGGGGCGGCAGGCGCGCTCGTTGCTGATGACGCGCGAGACGGGTGCCCGCAAGAACCGCGTGAACGTGAAGTGGCTCGATGCTGGGGGCGCCGCTGCCTACATCGCGAAATACGTGGCCAAGAACGTGGGCGGCTCGTACCAGATCAACCATCTGGACGGCCAGGCCGATGGCCATGCGCAGGGGGAACTGTTCGACGTGGACGCGGGCGAGGTGCCCGGCTATGTGCGGGTGGATGCCTGGGCCGCGACCTGGGGCATTCGGCAGTTCCAGCCCATTGGCCAGCCCAGCGTGGTGGCCTGGCGCGAGATGCGCAGGGTGACGCATGACCAGGTGGAGCAGGCCCGCATCGAGGGCGACACCATCGCCTGGCGCATTTATGGGGCCGTGCACAAGGTGGGGGCCATCAAGGCCGACTGGCGCCGCTTCATGGAGCTGATGGGCGGCCCCTGCCGCAAGCGCGGCGAGTGGGCCATGTCGGTGGCGCACCGCGAAACCAAGACCACGAACCGCTACGGCGAGGACGTGGAAAAGAAGGTGGCCGTGGGCCTGGCGCTGCAGTCGGGCCGCTGGCTAATTTCGCGCCGCCAGGCGTGGAGCCGGGTGGCCGATGGTGGCCAGGACCCCGAGGCCCGCGCCGCGAAGTCGGCGCCTTGGACTTGTTTCAATAACTGTAGAGCGCGCCTTACCGGCGAACTACGCCGGGCGTTTTTGGGCCGGGGCCGTCACGAAATTGAGGACTGGACCCCGCAGCCCGAACCGCAGCAGCCACTCAATCGGCCCGCTGCCCACCCTTCCCCCGAGTTTTTTCAACCCTGAACCACTGCAGGAGGTATGACCGTGCCCGCAAAACTGACCATGCCCACGCTGGGCCTCACCAATCCGCGCTTCCGGTATCGCAACGCCAGCAGCACGGACATATCGGAAACGTTCAAGCGCGCCCGCCGCGCCATGAACAAGGCGAAGCGGGACGCGGATAACGCGCAGCAGGCGCTGGAGCTGGAGCCCGTGGCCAGCACGGCGGCCACTGTGGTGGTGGCCATGCCCCAGCGTGCACGAGGTGCGGCTTGACCGTGCCCTCTGTAGAAGCCATGCGCGCGGCCTGGCTGTCGCTCGTGCACCTGCCAGCGTGCCGTGAATGGCCCGCCGACTACGAAGCCGTGATGGCTGACCCGGTGCGCAGCCGCCTCGTGCGCTTGCAGGCCACGTTCTTGGTGCGCATCGCCGCCGAGAAAGCGGCGGCCCACTCACCACCCCCTGCCCCTCCCATTGCCCTGCGCCCGCTGTGCTTTGACCGCAAGCGAGCTGCTGCTGGCGACCTCGACGACTGAATCACCCCGAACAAAAGGAGAACCATGAAAACCCCTCTCATCATCGCCCTGACGGGCCGGCCTGGCGTGGGCAAGGACACGATCGCGGACGTTCTCGCCCCACAGCAGGGATTCGCCCGCATCGCCTTCGCTGATGCCCTGCGCCGTGAGGTGTGCGAAGCATGGCGCATCGACGCGCGCATGCTGACGGCCCGGGCGACGAAGGAGCTGCCTATTCCATCGCTGGCGGCCGGCATGTGTGGTGAATCAGCCTTCATGCGCTGGATCGCTGATGGCGGCGACAGCCTGACCGAACCCCGCAGTCCGCGCTGGGTGATGCAGCGCTGGGCATCCTTCAAGCGCCGGTTCATCCCTGACTACTACGCACGGCTGGTGGAACGCTGGATAGGCCGTCAGCTGGGCTGCGGCTGGAACCGCATCGTGGTGACGGATCTGCGCGACCCGGTGGAGTGGACAATGCTGGCCCGATTGGGTGCGAAGGTTGTGCGCGTGCATCGGCCAGAGCTGGCCGCGCTGCCAGAGGACACGGCCATGCACGTGAGCGAGCAGCACCACACGATCAAGGCCGACGCGGACCTCCTGAACGATGGCTCACTGCAGGCCCTGGCCGACGCGGTGGTGGAGCTGGTGGATTCAATGGCTGCGATGGCCGAGGCGGCTTGAGGGAAAAGGTATGGCGGAGCCTGCAATGTTCTTGGAGCCCGATGAGCTGTGTGTTCTGACGGGCCGAAAGCTGAAATCCAAACAGATTCAATGGCTGCGTGGCGAAGGCATCCCCTTTCGCATTAATGCGCTTGGGCATCCGGTGGTGACACGCGCCACGGTTGAAAGCCGCAAGCCCGAGCCCGCGCAGCGGCCGGCCTGGAGCCCGCGCGTGATGGGAGCACGCTGACATGGGCCGCAAACCAACACGATGGACCAATCTGCCGCGGGGGATGCGGGCGCGCGAGCGGGGCAACAAGATCCACTACTACCTTGACACTGGGGGCAAGCCGCGC